TAGTTTTACAGACAACAACTATTCAGAAATTTATACAACTGATAGTTTTAGACCTGTTGCTGTTTTCTCAGCACTTAACGCATTTATGAAAATTAACTACACACTAAGACTTGCTAACCATGTTCGTAGAGGATCCGCTCATATCACAATCGGTGACGACATCTCAAAATTATCTTTATCAGATAATTACGAATATTCCGACACTACTACTGCTTCGGCGGGTGGTGTTGTAATGACTGGTTTTGAGTTTTCAGCCGCCCTACGTGACAATGACACTGACAGTGGTACTGATACCGTAGTGTTGTCTTATAAGAATCCTATTGCTACAGGTGCTACAGGATCTCTGTCATTCGACATACAGTACGGAGTTTAGTTAGGAATGGCTAAGAAAGATATATTTTCTTCTTGCTCAACACACATTCTGACTGTACAATTAAACAAGTATTATAAAACGTCCACTGGTATAAATTTTAGCCACTAAGATCCTGCATTCGCAGGTACTAAAACTAAATACCTCTGTACTGAGAATAACAAAATTAAAATGAGAGAGAAATGAGCAAAGATATATACATCACAAAAAGAAACGGCAGCAGAGAGATTTTAGATTTAGATAAAATGCACTTTGTTGTTGAAGAAGCTTGTGCTGGTCTTGCTGGAGTGAGTAGTTCGCAGATCGAGATGAACGCTGATTTACAGTTTTATGACGGCATGACATCAGAAGAAATCCAAGAAATATTAATTAAGAGCGCAAACGATCTTATATCGTTAGAAAATCCTAATTATCAATATGCAGCAGCAAGATTGTTGTTATATGGACTACATAAAAAAGTATATACAAAGTATGAACATGATTCTCTCAATACTATAATTGATCGCAACATAGAGCGTGGAGTCTATGATAGTGCAATTAAAGATCAATATACCGATACTGAACTAAAGAAAATGAACACTTGGTTAAAGCATGACCGTAATGAAGAATTTACGTATGCAGGTCTTCGTCAAGTTGTGGATAAGTATTTGTGTCAGGACAGAAGTAATGGTGACATCTATGAAACTCCGCAGTTTATGTATATGATGATTGCGGCAACATTGTTTGCAAACTATCCTAAAGACACAAGATTAAATTATGTAAAGAAATATTATGACGCGACCTCCCTTTTTAAAATCAATATCCCAACCCCAGTCATGGCTGGAGTTCGTACTCCAATCCGTCAGTTTGCTAGTTGTGTATTGGTTGATGTTGACGATACTTTGTCTAGTATTTTTAGCAGCAACTCCGCTATTGGTTATTATATTGCTCAGCGAGCAGGCATCGGCATTAACTCGGGTCGTACGAGAGCGATTAACTCAAAAATAAGAGGTGGAGAAGTAGCACATACTGGTGTTATCCCGTTTCTAAAAGTTTACGAATCCACAGTAAGAAGTTGTACACAGAATGGTGTACGTGGTGGTTCAGCAACAACCCATTTTCCTATTTGGCATTACGAGATTGATGACATCCTTGTGTTGAAAAACAATAAAGGTACTGAAGACAATCGTGTACGTAGACTAGATTATTCTATTCAGATTAATAAACTGTTTTATGAAAGGTTGTTGACCGGTGGAGACATAACTCTTTTCTCGCCACATGAAGTACCAGAAGTATATGATGCTTTCTACTCAGGCGATAACGATTTATTCAAAGATGTATACGAAAAAGCAGAACGTAAAACATCTATTAGAAAGAAAACAATAAGTGCAAAAGAATTGTTTGGTAACATGTTAAAAGAACGTGCTGAAACAGGACGTATCTATATTATGAATGTTGACCACAGCAACTCGCACAGTTCTTTTAAAGATCCTGTGTACATGAGTAACTTGTGTCAAGAGATTACACTGCCAACTAAACCAATTCAACACATTGATGATGAGGAAGGCGAAATTGCATTGTGTATTCTTAGTGCTATTAACGTAGGGCTAATTAACAAATTAGAAGAACTAGAACCTTTATGTGATCTTGCTGTTAGAGCATTAGAAGAAATTATCGACTATCAAGGTTATCCTGTTAAGGCAGCAGAGATTAGTACTAAAGCAAGACGTTCATTAGGCATAGGCTATATTGGACTTGCACACTATCTTGCAAAGAATAAAGTTAAGTATGATGATCCTAAAGCATGGACATTAGTACACGAGCTTACAGAAGCGTTTCAATACTACTTGTTGGTTGCAAGTAATGAACTTGCTGAAGAACGTGGTGCATGTGATTACTTCGATCGTACTAAATATGCAGACGGCATATTGCCAATTGACACATATAAGAAAGATATAGACGGGGTTGTAAAATCAAAATTACAGTATGATTGGGATTCTTTACGCAAGGACATCAAATTACACGGTCTTAGGCACAGCACATTGTCCGCACAAATGCCTTCGGAGAGCAGTTCCGTTGTGTCGAACGCAACCAATGGAATCGAACCACCTAGAGGATACTTGTCCGTTAAGAAAAGTAAAAAAGGGCCTCTTAAACAGGTTGTTCCGCAGTATAGTCAACTAAAGAATTTCTATACTTTACTTTGGGATATGCCAAGCAATGATGGGTATATCAACATTGTAGCAGTGATGCAAAAATTCTTTGATCAATCCATTAGTGGTAATTGGTCATACAACCCTACGCAATTCGAGAACAATGAAGTTCCGTTGAGCGTAATGATGAAAGACATGTTGACAACTTATAAGTTAGGTTGGAAGACAAGTTATTATCAAAACACTTATGACTTTAAAGGTGATGATGAAATACAAGAACCAGAAGTTGAAATGAATGGACATTCACACATGAACGGTGATCTACAACCAGTAGAAGAACTTGAAGGTGAAGAATGCGAAGCGTGTAACATATAAAAAGAGGAACCACACACAGTGACAAAGACAGTTTTTAATCGTAATAAAGTAGACTTCACAAAGCAGTATATGTTCTTTGGAGAAGATCAAAACACTCAACGTTATGACGTATTCCGTTATCCGGAGTATGACAAACTTAACCAAACTATGTTAGGTTATTTTTGGAGACCTGAAGAAGTCTCCTTACAGAAAGATAGAGGTGACTATGCAGAATTTACAGATGCACAGAAACATATCTTTACTTCAAACTTAAAATATCAAACCCTACTTGATAGTGTACAAGGACGTGGACCGTGTTTAAATTTTTTACCTTACTGTTCTAATCCAGAATTAGAAAGTTGCATTGTAGCATGGGACTTCCAAGAAACTATCCACAGTCGTTCTTATACACACATTGTAAAAAATGTATATGCTGATCCAGCAGAAGTGTTTGATACTATTTTAGATGATGAGCAAATTATTGCAAGAGCAGAAAGTGTATCTGCAGAATACGATAAGTTTCATAAAATTGTAACAGATTACATGTACAAAGGTAAAGGTAGCATGTACGAAGTTAAAAAGCAATTGTATAAAGCAATGATGGTAGTAAATATCTTAGAAGGTTTACGTTTTTATGTTTCGTTTGCATGTACATTTGCATTTGGCGAATTAAAGAAGATGGAAGGGTCTGCAAAGATTATTTCTCTTATTGCTCGTGACGAAGCAACACACTTAAATTTATCTACACACATTCTAAAGCATTGGGCCAAAGGAGACGACGATCCAGACTTTGTTAAAATTGCAAAAGAATGCAAAGAAGAATCATATGAAATGTGGCGTACTTGTGTTGAGGAAGAAAAGCGTTGGGCAGATTACTTGTTTGAAAAAGGTTCTATTGTAGGACTTAATGCAAACTTACTACATGCATACGTAGAATTTATTGCTAACAAAAGACTTAAAGCATTAGGCATGGATCCAATATATGATCGTCCTTTGACAACAAATCCTTTACCGTGGACACAACATTGGTTAAGTAGCTCAGGGCTACAAGTTGCACCACAGGAAACTGAAATCGAAAGTTATATTATCGGCGGAGTTAAGCAAGATGTTGATGAAAAGACATTCGAAGGTTTCCAACTTTAGATAAGTAATAGTATGTTCAGAGTTCAATTTAGAAGACATTCCCCATTCGAAGCGTGGACAACGTACGGTACATACGGTACTGAAGCCACTGCTGTCAATGCGGCCATATCCAAGAAGAACGCTGGTGCTATCATGGTTAAGGTAACTAATAAAAAGAAAGAAACAATTTACGTAGGATAACACATGATAGAAATATACGGAAAACCAGCTTGTACGTTCTGTGACAGGGCTAAGAAGTTTTGCGAAACGAATCAATTTGAATTTGTCTATAAACAATTAGACGTTGACTTTACTCGTGAGCAACTTTTTGAACAGTTCCCAACAGCACGAACATTCCCACAAATTACAGTACGTGGAGAAAAGATCGGTGGATACAACGAATTACTCAAATACGTTGAAGACACAGGTTATAACGGTACTGGACACACACTTTAGGATAATAATATGTTAATTGATACCCCATACAAAGTAGGCGATAATGTCTCCTTTAAACTTGCGTCAGGCGAAGAAATTGTAGGACGTTTAGAAGAAGAAACTGATACACACTATGCATTGCACAAGCCAATGGTTCTTATTGCACAGCAAAAAGGATTAGGTCTTGCACCATTTATGTTTAGCGTATCACCAGCTGGCAAATTTATGCTTAAAGCAAACGCAGTAAGTTGTGTTGCTAAAACAGAAGATAACATCAGCAAACAGTATACTGAAACTACCACAGGTATTGCACTAGCAAAATAGATAAGTACTAGTATGCCAGAAGTAGTAAGAACAAACGTAGATAAACACAAAGGACATGCAAGTCCTACACCAAACCCATTTCATCAAGAAGCATACACA